TATGCTCACTTTGGCGATGAGCTCGGCGGTGGCGAGGCCACGCGCGAAGGCCTCGGCGCTTTCGCGGGTGTCAAATGGTCCGGATTCCTGCGGGTGGACATCGTCGAGGTAGCGTTTTTCTTGGGCGGTACCGCGGTTGGCGATTTGCCAGAAGACGGCTGTGACTGTGTACATTTTTCCCTTTGCCCCCGTTGCGTGGGTTGCGTTCCGTACCCTTCCCTTCCCGCGCCACCCCGTGCGCGTTCGGCCCCGCTGAGGATTGCCGGCGAGGATTCAGGCTTGTCGCCTGTTGCGATAAATCCGAGCGCGCTCTTGCTCCAGGTGAAGTTCTCGCCTACTGAGTTTCCGCGCCCACTTGTCCATGCCCTCCAAGATCCACTGGTTGACCAGCTTGCCTTCGCCGGGCACGCGGATTGACTCGAATGTCACGCCGCGCTTTGCGGCGGTGTAGCCGACGTTGACCCAGTGTGTCTTGGGCGCCATCCTGGTGCAGTCCATCTTCTTCTCCCCCTTCGCGCGGCGGCGCGCTCAAATCTCTTCCGCCTCGACTCGGTAGCCGGCCTGTCGCAGCCGCGCAAACATCGGATTGAGTTCCGCCGCCAGAACTACATAGCTCAGGTGGCGGTATACCCGATCCTGCGGCCCGATTGCCGTGCCATCGGGTAGCACCACCACAGGCAGGCCGTAGCTGCTGGCCGCGTGATCGGTAGTGGCGATGGCTTCGTAGCGGCACGCTCGTTGCCAGCCCAAGTGGCCGGTGAAGATCGGCTCCCGCTCCCAATCGGCCACACTCAGACCGCCCAGGGCCGCATATTCGGCGCTCGGAGCATTCGGGCACACCGAGACAAACATCGCATCCATGCCTTCCGGGATGCTGCCAGATTTCAGGATCTCGTTGAGTTCCATTTTTCCTCTCGTCGTTCCCTCCATCACTTCTCCCCCGCCTGCCGGCTGCGCGCGGGCTCCCTCGTCTTGCGGCAGTGCGCCGCCGCCAGCGCCGCGCTCTCGCACCAGACTCCACAGCGGCAGCATGTCGGCTTCTTCGGGCGGCCGCCGCGCCGGTTGCGGCGGAGCGCTTGTAATGTTCTCCCTGCATCGCTCATGATTAAGGATACCAACTGCGCTGTTTCCTGTCAAGAGAAATCTGCGCTGTTTCGCAAAATATCTGTGGAAAACGTGTGGAAACGATCAGACCTTAGTGTACGGATTCGGCGCCCAGTTGCGCACCAGGCTCCCCCGCTACAACTTCGCCCCGACGTCTGGCGCGTTCAGCCAGTATTTGTCTGATCTGCTCGACGTAGGTCAGCAGGCCTGGGTCGGTGCCGGCGCATTTGAGAGCGTCGCGCAGGATCTCCCCGTCCCGCTTGGCTTCCTTCTCGGCCGGCGACTTGCGCTTACGCTTGAGCGGACTGTCCCAGTTGGCCCGCTTGCAGACGGGGCAACGGACGGGCCGGTGATCGACGCGCTTTTCCCAGGCGTGATCGCAATGCAGGCAGCGACAATTCTCTACCGTCCCAGTTAACTGAGGCGCGTTCATCCATACAAATCCGTGCGAGTCGATGCGCCCGACAGTGTATCCAGTTGCCAGTAGCTCGTTGTACTGCGGAGAGTTGGCAGTGGTCATCACGACGGGCTCGAGTTTTTTTTGTGGCGGGGCGTCGTCCCAGCGTAGTTGGTGGCATCGCGGGCAAGCGGACGGCCGGCCCGGGATACGCTTAATCCAGAGGTGCCCGCAGCGCAAACAGACGCATTCGTAGGGGTTGGTTGGGTCCATAAACGGGTTATCTCCCATACCATTCTATGTGTAAAAGATGGTAGATGCAAGCCCTAAAATTGATACAGTATGCAACGTTTGCGCGGTTTTTGGCATGCTTAGGGGCCTGGTGATGGCCCCGTGACGGCTTGTGATTAACTGATGTAGTAAGTTAAGATTACTTAAAGCGTTTAGAATGAAAGGATTACGGAACGGTGAAGGCTTGCGATGCCCTTTCTATATATATGTGTTACGCGAAAACAATTGACTATCAATATATACGATACGTAGAAAAGTGTTGGCGGTGATGGGTTTTCTCGCCAAACCCGTCACAGCGACTCAAGCCCCCAAACATTCCTCTTGACTCCTGTTCCGACTGCGGTGCAATATAGGCGCGTCAGGTTTCAGCGGTCGGCGCGGGTCCGCCAACCACCGCGCCTCGACCGATCTCAACTGATCTCGGGCCACTCGGCCCGACCCCGATACGGGAGCGACGCTCTCGATATGTCCAGACGCTCAATCCAGATCCTCAATGCGACAGACCCCGCCCGGGCCTACACCTCGCGCAAACGCGCTGCAAAGGCCGTGGCGCGCGGGGTGGCTGTCTGGGTCGTCCGGGGCGTCTCCATGCGCCTGGTGGCTGTCTGTGAGCGCGTACACCGGCCTGTACGCCACGTCGGGCCGAGTCTGCCGGCGCCGGTGTGGGTTGCCTGCTGGCGCACGAGTGAGGCCGCCGTGCTGCAGCCGTACCAGCCGTATCAGCGAGGGGTGGGGTTGTGACGGGGCATGTTTCGAGTAATTTCTGCACGCCTATTGCACGTGGCTACCAAAAAGCTGTGCAACCCATTGAAAACAGTGAAGGGGTAAGAGTGGGAGTTGCACCCGTAACCCCAAGGTACGCCTAAAATGCCACCCCTCGTAAACCCTCAGCACGAGCGGTTCGCGGTCGCGGTTGCCACGGGGCAGGACCACGGCCAGGCGTACATCACGGCGGGGTACTGGTCGCCCGCGTCGGCCACAGGTAAGGGCGGCGCGCTGTACAAGCGTTCCGACGTTGCGGCCCGCATCGCGGAGTTGCAGGATCTGGGCGCCCTGCTCGCCATCAAGGATTCCGTCATCACCAAGGACTGGGTACTCGACAGGCTGCGCACCGTGATAGAGCGGTGTTTGCAAGGTGTAGAGGTTTTCGACACCAAGGGCAATACAACCGGGATGTGGCGGTTCGAGCCGGGGCCGGCGACGCGCGCGCTCGAACTGGTGGGCAAACACTTGGGGATGTTCGTCGACCGGACCGAGATTTCCGCCGACATCACAGTGAGCACGGTTATCGACGCGCTACAGCGGCGCCGCGAGAGGATGGACGCGGCCGCCGGCGAGCTCGAGGCCAGCGGACTCGACGCCAACCAGATTCAGGCCCTAAAGCGGGCCGAGCAATATCCGACATGATGACAACCACCCTACAGCACGGCGCCGCCGACCTCCGGCTCGCGGACGAGTTCGCCACCTGCTACGCCGATCCGTTGAGCTTCGTGCGCATCGCGTACCCGTGGGGCGAGTCGGGCATCTTGGGCGACTACAACGGGCCGGACGCATGGCAGGAGTCGGTGCTGCGCGACATCGGCGCCCAGGTGCGCGCGCGCAGGTTCGACGGCGTTCACCCGGTGGCGCCCATCAGGGTAGCAATCGCGTCCGGCCACGGCATAGGCAAGGGCGTTCTCACCGCCTGGCTGGTCAACTGGATCATGTCCACCCGGCCGTATGCGCAGGGGACGGTCACGGCCAATACGTTCCCTCAGTTGGCCAGCAAAACGTGGCCACAAATCCAGAAGTGGACGGGGATGAGCCTGAATGCCCACTGGTGGAAGATCGGCGCTTCGACGTTACAGCACAAGGAGTTAGGGTCTCAATGGTCCGTTTCCGCCCAAACCTGCCGGCAGGAAAACAGCGAGTCGTTTGCCGGCCAGCACGCGGCTTCCAGCACGTCGTTCTACATTTTCGACGAGGCTTCCGCCATCCCGGATGTCATCTGGGAGGTGGCCGAGGGCGGTCTGACCGACGGCGAGCCGATGATTTTTGTGTTCGGCAACCCGACCCGCAATAGCGGCCAGTTCTACCGCGCGGTATTCGGGGTTGACCGGGCGCGCTGGACGTCGCGGTCCATCGACAGCCGGGACTGCGCGTTCACCAACAAGGTGGAGATCGCCGAGTGGGTGCAAACCAAGGGCGAGGATTCCGACTATGTCCGGGTTCGCGTCCGCGGCTTGCCGCCCAGCGCGAGCGATCTCCAGTACATCGACGCCGACCGGGTCTACCAGGCGCAGCAGCGCGCGCCCTTGTCCTTGCCGGACGATCCACTCGTGGCCGGCCTCGACGTCGCCCGCGGCGGTTCCGACAACTGCGTGTTCCGGTTCCGCCGCGGGGCGGACGGCTCGAGCATCCCGCCCATCAAGATCCCTGGTGAGCAGGCACGCGACTCGATGCGGTTGGTGAGCGTGGCGGCAGACGTGCTGGCGCGGGAGTACCCCGGACACGTCAAGGTGCGGCAGTTGTTCGTGGACGAGACGGGCATCGGCGGGCCCATCGTGGACCGGCTCAAGCAGTTGGGCTACTCCAGCCGGGTGACCGGCGTGCAGTTCGGATCCAGGCCGCCCGATCACCACTACGCCAACATGCGCGCGTGGATGTGGTCCCAGATGCGGGAGTGGCTGACGCGGGGGAGCATCGACAAGGACCCCCGGCTCGAGATCGACCTGACGGGGCCGGGGTACGAGCACAATAAGCAGGATCAACTCCTGCTGGAGTCGAAGGAAGACATGAAGAAGCGGGGGTTGGACAGTCCGGATGACGGGGACGCACTTTGTCTGACGTTCGCTGCGCCGGTGGGGCCGGAGCGGAAGCAGGAGTCGGCGCCGGCGTATCGGAACTGGGGCGACCGCTCGGGCGGCGGGTGGATGGTGTGAGGGGTTACGTGGTGGGCCAGTATCCCGTTCCGACCGCGATCCCGTATGCCGGCATCACCTCTACCGCCAGATCCCGAATGACTGTCCGCTGGTGGCGAAGAGACAGAAACAGCGTTGTCTCGGCCGAAAGGTTCGTACTGAGCATGCGGCTCAGGTTTCTGAGGACGAAATCGAGATCGTCCTTAGCTGGGAATTCTCCCGGCAGTAGAGTGCCAATGAGTTGCAGGGCCTCCGTAACGAGTTCCGCTCCGGTTACCGGTTTGGCCTTGAGGCCGTACAAAACATCCAGCCGTGTCACGGCGGGCGCTATTTTCCGCGCCCCAAACAGCCCCGCGACCGCTCCAAACAGTGAACGTCGGGTGAACATGGCTTACACCAACTCGCCTTCTTCGTACAGCCGAAAAGCTGGTACGTGCGATGGCAGGGCCGCGTTGATCTTCGGGATCGCGTCGCGAATCGCCTTGTGGACGACGCGCAAAAGTTCGGCCACTTGGGGGATAGGTTCCTGCGCGTTCACTTCGATGAGGCCGCGCAGGCCAAAGTGGATCGGAAATTTGATGACGAAACCGGGACCAATCGTGATTTTCGCCCTCGGGTTCGGGTCGGCCGCCAAGCGCCGCGTCATTTCTCGGCAAAGGGCCACCATTTCTTCGCCAGACTTGGGGATCTCGCCACGAATGATCCGCCCGTTCTCCTCCGCTTGGGCCTGTTCCCAGCCTGGGGGCATGGGAATTATTGCTGATGCTGGAATACTCATGCCCCAAGTTTGCCACGGAAACGAGAGATAGTCAATGCCGATGAAACCAGGTAAGTCCAAGAAAACCGTCTCCGCCAACATCCGTACCGAGATCGCGCACGGCAAGCCGCAAAAACAGGCCGTGGCGATCGCGTTGTCGATGGCTCGGCGTGGCGTCAGGCGCCGGACGCTGGCGAACGTGGGGAAGCGGCAATGTA